TGTAACAGTAGGGATAGGAGCATCAAATGTTTGCTCTGTACCAGTTGCAGAACTTACTCTCTTATTACCAATAAAGAAGTCACCATCATTGTTCATACCTGTATAAACAACAGTACCACAAGATCTTTCTTGTGACTGTACTAAGAACTCTTCTCTTTCACTAAGTGTCTTAGTCTGAACCTGTGGAAGACCAGTTGAATAGTTACCTGGTCCGTAACCAACATATTCAAATGTATGACCAGAAGATCTAATGATAGACGGTCTACGGAATTCAATAGGTAATGGTTTAACCTTCTTGATTAATGAACCACTAGAATGATTTGACTTTGTAGTTCCTAATGTACCACGAATAACTGATATTTCATTTAGTCCAGCACCAGTTAGAGATGAAGAAACAACTCTCATCATCTCACTATCAATCTGAATATAAGATCCTAGTGAGTATCTAATTGCAGTACCAATTCCAGCAGAAGGTGATGAAACTACGATTGAAGTTTCATTAGTAATATTTGATCCTAGTGTAAGAGTATCACCCTCATAGAATGATATTCCTCTAGCACCAAGATTCTCACCAGATACATCAGAAGTAGCATCAGCAGCAGCAAATCCAAGAGGTAAAACAAATGCACCTGCTAGGTTAGCACTTGTCTTCGCAGAGAATGTATTAACACCAACTCTTTCTTTAACAAGGAAATCCCCTAGATTTGCATTATTACTGCCTATCACTCTAAATCCACTACCAGATACTAATCCGTGAGCAGAAGCACAAGTGAAGGTCGAGATTCCACTTACAGATTCATAATCATCAGAATTAATAGCAACAGATGGACCTATATTAACAGCATATTGATTAGGATATGAGGTAGGATCTCCATTACTTGTAGTAAGTGCAACTGAAACTGTAGAAGGAACTGATAAAATTCTATAATAACCATCAGTTGCAGTACCAATACCAGTTATCTGTAATACATCACCAATATTTGTTGTAATACCAGCAGTTGTAACAGCAATCTCTGCTCCAGTACCACCACCGATAAAGGTAGGATCGAAGTCTAGTGTCTCAGCACCATATCCAGATCCACCACTAATAATTTCAGCATTGGTAACTGCTCCACCAGCAACCGTTACTCTTGCAGTTGCACCATCCCAAGTTGTAGTTCCATCATTGAATAGTTTAACGTTCTGATATGTTCCATTAGTATATCCAGAACCACCAGTAAGTGTGGTATAAGTTACAATACCACTAAATCCGTGAGATCTATCAAATGTAACCGTAGAAACACCAGTTGTAGCATCTACACCAGTAATTTTAAGACCTATACCAAAGTCTTGTGCGAATTTATCAGCAGCTTCTCTAGTAATACTCTTCTTAAGATCACTAGTCTCAACATCACCAAGAGGAGATCTCTTCGCAAATGAAACTGAAGAAGTTGGGTTATCATTCTCATTATCTTTATCGTGCTGTGGATATAAATCTACAACATTCTGACCATACTTAGTTCCTGTAAATTCTGTTGGTACAGCTTGATCTGCTTTCAGAACATATAGATGATAGATACCATCCTGAACATTATAGATGTATGGAGTTATTACCTCATTTCTATAAATGTAGTAATTTGATTGTAGATCATTTCTACTGAATCTTGGTAGTGCAGTAGTTCTTGATGCTGTATCATTAGTAAAGTCTCCAGCATTATGAACATCACCATCAGTATCAGTAGTTGAATATTGAAATTCTTGTGCGTTTGTAACCTGACTTACAGTAAATGTACCATTGTAAGCAGAATTTGCTGCACCTACTGTATTTGTAGTACTTTGAACATTAGTAACGATAATTTGATCATTAAGATTTAAGTTATGTGGAAGTTCCGATCTAACTGAAACTGTTCCACCAGATGCAGAACAAGTACTAATAAACCTTGGATTCTTATCATATCCATAATCAGCAGTAGTTAGACTCGTTAAACCAAAATCAGCATTAGATCTTGCACCAGTTGAACTAGAATCTTGAATTACAAATCCTTCATTAGGATCTTTAGAGTTAATAAGTTCTTTAGGTATAACAACACGCATCTTATAGATCTTTTCATCCAAAGATCTTGGGTCTGCTATTCTAGTAATATAAGATATGTTTGAGACTGCACCAATTCCAGCAACACCTTGAGATGCAAAATCGGTATAAATGTCATTACTTGTTGTACTATGAATAAACCAATTATTATGAATACTATCCCACTGTAATGGAGACCCTATATCACCTGCAGACTTATCAGATACTCTACTCTCAACATATAGTTTTGTTCCACCATATACAGTAATTGGAGAATCATTTTCAGCATTAGTTAATGAAGATGCAATCTTAATCTCTGTACTAGATTTACGAATTGCATAATACATTACGTTTGGTTCAATATTCTCTGGAAGATCTCCATCATCACTGAGGATTCTTATCCTTTCACCAGTTTGAATCTCGTGAGTTCCAATATTAAAGATATTAGATGCTGCTGCATTATTCTGAACAAATGTTGGTCCAGACTGAACACGCTGAACTTTAGAACTAATATCACTACCTAAAGCAATAGTAGATGCAGAACTAACTACATTATCTACCATTGCAACAGATGCTTCCTTAACTGTTCCAGTATCTAAATATAATTTTTCAGTAGACTTTGCACCTAAACGATAACCTTGAACACTAGTAGGTGGTTTGCTATCTTGGTCTGTCCACCCATATAAGTAAAGATGACTAGAAATACCAACAGCAGTGGTAAGTCCCACATCTAATGATTGCCATTCAACATCAATACTACTACCACTAATTGCTTTTGGTGTAATAACATTAGTTACAAAAGCATTATTATCTTTAGAGAACGCAGTCTTCTTAAATCCATCAGCAGACAATGAAATCTGTCCAAAGTTAGAGTTAGAGTTAGTAACAGATGCGTCAGAACCAGATCTAGCATCAAAATGCTGATTAAATCCAATAGCAAACACAGATACAATCTGTAAGGTTGCATCATTCTCCATTCTTAAGTGACTGGTTTCCCATCCAGTTCTATAAACTGCATTTGTATCTAAATGATAAACACTAGCAGCGTCAAGAGATGAAGATTCCTTAGTTAGATTTGCTCCTTTTGCTAATCCAACTGTTATTCCTTCATATAATCTAGAAGTTTCATTATATTTTACAAAGGCACGGTCATCTTTTTGTAGAGAAACACCCGTAAACTGGGCAATAACCATACTCTTAAATCCAGATGATTTCTTACCATCAGCAAGAAGACCATTCATACCCCATACAGAACGCATAGAGCAGTTAAAGATGTATGGTGATGCACCTGATACAGTATCAGTTTCAATAGTAACTGTTGCACCAGAAGCAGCAGGTGTAGCAGGAAGATTTGGTCTTACAAATGGAAGTAAATATGTAAATTGAGTTGTATTTAATACAGTATTAACTTTAGTTGATATATTATAGTCTGGTGTCGCTACACCTTTAATCTTAATTGGTGTATCACTAGTAAATCCATGTTCTCCAGTAGTTGTAACTGTAATAAGAGTTCCAGGAGTTGATCCATCTCCAGATACTATACTTGAAATATCAAATGGATCGGTAGCAAATGCTCCAACAATCTCCCACTCAGGTCTTTGTTTTGCAAACCCATCAGGATTAGATGGGTATTTTTGATCAATATCTCTTGTCGATGCAAGATTAAATGCGTTCGACAATTTACTATAATACATGTCGAGATCAGTGATCGTATAACCAGAAGGTTTAGTTATACCATCAGCATACTCAAAACAAGTTAGTTTATGGTGAGAGAAGTTTGGTGTTGATTGGTTATTAGATGAGAAATCAACAGGGTCAGTATAAACTAATCCAGTTTCATCACCGTCAAATATAGAGAACTGCCAGAAATAACAAGAACCAGTTACTCTAAATATAGCACTCTTTGGTGCATTAATAAGAGAATCAGTTGGATTTGGAACATATTTTGGCTTTATCTTTGTCTTTCTTAGGTCAAGACCTACAATAGAAGTACCACGAGGAACAACTACACCACCATGAATACTATTAAACTTATAAAGTATATTATCTTCTTGAGTTAAATCAAAATTAGATGATAAATCTAATGTTAATGTAGTTTGTGCAGATGATTCACCACCAGAAGGTGATACAGCAATAGCTTGATTGGAATTATTAGATTTAATAGCAAATCCTGGACGGTTATCAATTATATGATCGCCAGGATATACAAGTATAGTTGTCTTCTCTACAATATCATTATTATTACCTTTCAAGTACGAAAATCTTGCCGATTCAAGCAATGCTCGTTGAATCGTTTTAAAGGGTTGTGTTAATGAGTTACCTTGATTGGTGATCGCATCAGTAGAATCAAGATCATTCGGATTTACATACAGAATGCGACCTTCAGTATTCTTGACGAAATTCTCTAGTTTATTAAGAGGCATCGGATTATATGGACCAATATTATTTCTATGATCTATTTATGTAGGCAAAAAAATAAGAATAATTATGGAGCATCAGAATTGTCTTCTGTATGCATACGAATAAACTCTTCATCAGCCTTTGTAATATCAACTAATCCTTCCTTTCTTAGTTTTTTATAATTATAACATCCATCAAAACTGAGTTTGATTTTAGGTTCATTTTGTTTTTTCATGAATGGAAAGTCCAGCGTATTCTATTCGCTCTGGTTCAAGTAATTTATGAACTACTTCTTTAACATCCATAAACTGTTCGGTTGTTTCACATGTTATCAGTCTCTCTTCTCCATCATCAGAGATAAGAAGAAAGGATCTATTACACACATCAATAATAGTGCGATTTATAAAATCGTCATCCATACCGTCAGTCACTTAATCCAGGCATCATATCATATGTAGACAAGTTTGTCAACTATGACGGTTCAGTAGGCCAATCAGAGTGACTATTGTTTTGATATAGTTGTTTAGATGTACCTGTTTTATTTGCTGGTAAATTTCTCAATGCTTGTCTATAGGTTGCCCATTCTGTTTTTTTAGAACCAGATAACCCATTATCATCTAACCTAGTCCAATCACAATCTAAAAGTCTTTTATTCCTTACCTTTCTTAAAGCAGCATCATAATCAAAAGCAGCTTCTGCTGCATCTTGTTCATCTTGAATTATTTTTAATTCATTATTAAATGATGTTTCTGCTTGTGAATATATCCCCAGAGAATTAATAGTCTGATTAGATGTTCCATCATTGTATTCAACTATTCCAGAAGTATCATCCCATTGAACTGCATGAACATTTGAAGGTATCCAAGATAAATCTGTTGTTATACCAGAAATAAAAGTTGTTCCAATACCAATGGTTTTATCTGAATTAACTATAGTAAGTTTCATTGTTCAATATCTTTTATCATATTTATTTGTTTAGGTGGTTGTTTTAATACCTGAGTAACCTTAACAGTTTCATTTCTAAATGATTCGACAGCAGCACCAGTTTGTCTTTGCATCTGTGAATTTTCAATTAATAACATAGGCATCCAAGTTACTGCACATCCCCATTCATCAATTTCTTTTCCAGTTTGAGGGTTTATCCCACGAACTTGTGTAAACCAAGAGCATTCCAATTTTATACAATCTTTACCTATTAAAGGGCAAAAATTACCAGGTTCAATTTTCATAATAATTAATCCTTTGATGCTATTATAACATCAAGATACCGAACTGCCAAGTTAACAGTTGGATTTGTAAATCCATGATTGTGAGCACCACCACCACCAGTATAAGCAATATATCTACCATTAGATTTATTCTGATCATAATTAGTATAACTTCCAGCGTCAGCAGCTAAACCAAAGTCTTGTCCAGTACCTGTACTACCCGTACAGTTACCATCATCATGTGACATACCAGATACCCAGTGACGGTGACTTGGCATTTGTGCTGTTGTCAGTGTATGATTACTGACTGAACCACCACTAGTACCTCTACTACTACTAAATGCAGTAGTAAAGTCTACACTACCACCAGATCCAACACTTCCAGATACAACTCGCAATGCTCTTTCATTAACAGCAGAAGTATCTTTAGTCCATCCAGTAGGTGCAGATGTCTGTTGAAATATCATTCTAGTTCCAGAAGGAAATGCATCAATACCAGTTAAACTTGCACCACTAATAGCTGGTAATGCACCAGTCAATTTAGATGCAGTTAATGCTGCTATCGCTGAATCAGGAATACTCGTTAGACTTGCACCTGATCCACTAAATGTTCCTGCTATTAATGTATTAGTATTTGGATTATATTTTGCACCTGCATTACTTCTAAGTTGATGTGTACCACCATTTTCATTAACAAATGCAAGAAACTGAACTTTATTATGACTATTTGCAGTAACAGATATAGAACTAGCAGAACCAGCAGAAATATCACCCACATTAATCCAGTTAGTACCACCACCAACAACACCAGTTGCAGAGAGAACTTGCCCAGAATTACCTACATCACCACTAGTATCTTTAACTCCACCAGTAACATGTAAACTAGTAGATTTTATATCAGTAAATGTAGTAAGTCCTAAGAATGATCCTGTACTTGGTTTGTATGTTAATGAATTATCAACTCTAATCTCTTCATTACCAGATGTAGAGTCTACAAAGGTCATATGCATCGTTGTAGCACTATCACTGTCCAGATTAACACCAACCTTAGATGCTGAATTTACATTAGCACTACTAGTATTAATCCATTCTAAATCTGTTCCATCTGTAGAGAGAACTTGTCCAGCACTTCCAGTTCTATCATTTTTATCATTGATACTTGCTAATGTTGATACTCCAGTTACATTAAGATGTCTAGTTATAATATCTTGTCCAATTTTCGTATCTGATCCTGTTACATTAAGATTACCAGTAACTGATAGATCATTTGTTACATTTAAAGTTTTTAATGTAACGTCATCATCATCAAATTCATAATTTAATTTACCTGTAACGTAAATATTCTCAAATACACTATCCCCTGTCTCAGAGGAGGTAATATTAGTAGGATTTTGCATTGCCATTACTATCTCCCAAAGAATTTTTTAGCAAAACCAACACCTTTACTAATTCCCATTGCTAATTGTCCATATGGAGTCGCACCAAGTAAAGTCATACCAACTTTATAGATGCTACTGGTCTTAAGAAGATCTGCTATATTTCCTCTTAATGGTTCACCTGCATCAATTTCTGTTGCAGTTAAAGATATTCTTTCAGTGGCATGCATAACTGGATTACCAATCTGAATATCTTGACCCTTAATTACTACCTTATTAGTAGCATCTAGTACAATATTTCTACCCTTAATTCTAACCCATCCTTTATTAGCACTAAGAGCCATATCTCCATTATGAGCACAAGCAAAGAAAGCAACACCTTCTGTTGAGTGCTGCTTAATACCAGACTCTATTTGTAATATTCCTTCAGCATTAATTTTAGATAATCCCGTCTGAGTAAGAGATTGAGTATATCTTACCCCATCATCATTAATTGATGATATATTAAAAACATTTTGACCACCAACACCAACTGCTCTTGAACCTGTTTCAATAAGAAACTGAGGTCCAAATAGATCAATAGTCCTATTTTCTTGTGATCCTGATTCAGCCATTATGTTGTAACACAGTCAATTTGTTGTTCGACTTCAATTTGAGGTGTTTTAGTGGTCATTACTGGTCGTAAAATTGCTCCAGATCCCGTCTGAGTAAGTATTTTCATTGGTGGTAAGAAGCGATATGCCTTTCTATTTGGTTTTACCTCTGCAATTTTACCATCTTTAACTACCATATCAAATCCTTCCATTTTATCATCATCAGAATATCCATTTCCAGGATCTTGAATAAGGATTTTCTCAACAAAAGCATCTTCTGGAGCACCTGGTGGATAATTTTCTCCTTCAGAAATCATAATAACATCAGTGACTTGACCATAAGTAGGTGAATTCATATTAAAGTCAACAATTGCTCTACCATAAGCACCATATCCCTGTTCGCAATTATCTTCAAAATGTACATAAGGTGATTCTTCATACCCTTCACCAGGATAAGTCATATCTACACCAATAATACTTGCAGTTTGTTTTACATCTTTTCTAAGATTCTCAGTATCAAAATTATTAATAAATCTACCCATTATAACTTTACCCATAGCACCTTCTCCACCTCCACCGAAGAATTTAATTTTTGGATAACCACATTTTGTTACTGCACCAGTTTCACATTTAACAGGTTCAACATCACCAAGTTTTGATCCAAAGATTTCAAGTTTACCAACATTCTCCTCAAATTTATTTAATGATGTTGTAATACCTACCCCAAGATTCTTTAATGAATCATTAGCACCGTCAATTGCTTTCTTTACGTGACTGTTTTGTGCATTTTCACTAAGTGTTGGTATTACACCTGCATCAATCTTATATACAGAACTAGTTGGGCAATCTGCTTGTGATCCTTTTCCACATCTAAAAAGATTAAGTGCTTTATTTGCCATGTTAACACCTTTTCTAAGTACATCAGTTAATCCAAAAATTGCTCCTGCACCTAATGGCTTAAGCATTTTTTCAATAGGAAGAATAAAAGGTCCAATCATAGAATCCATTACATTAGAAATTCTATTAAATAGTCCACTAATAAATTGATCTGCAACACAAACAGCAGGATTTATAACTGAACTAACCATATTTGTGAGCATATCTTCAATCGTCTTACCCAATGCATCAATAACTTTTGAAGTGACACATCCCATTGCATTAAATAACATACCAAGTGGATTAGCTAAAGAACTTTGGAAACCAGTCGCCTTTGCTAAAGCTGAAATAGGATTACTAATTGTATTATAGAAAAACTGCGTCATACCTTTAATACCACCAGATATAAATGTTACTAACTTATCCTCTAAAGCACCTGCCATCTTACCAACCATATTTCTAGAAATATCTTTGATTAAACCAACTGTACTTTTCAACTCTGTTGGGAATCCAAATCCTTGAGTTAATCCACCACCCAATGCTGCTATATTTCCTACTAGTTTATTACCAGCAAGTCTCTTCATAAAACCATTCAAAGTTTTTTCAATACCACCAAAGAAGTCATTAAGACAAGGATCACCTATAAGAACATCAACTCCTGCAGTATTTGAATCATGAGGAAGTAGATTCTTCTTTGAATTCTGTCTTCTCTGATAAGCTGCTATTCTTTCTTTATAATCCCATTGATCTTCATAAGACATAGACTCTATATCTTCTTTAGTATATGGTTTAATATCCTCAAATAACTCAGGGTAAACTTTCTTTACTGCCTGAATATATCTTTGTGAAGCATTATCAGTAGGATTATCCCTAATAATTTGAGTAATTCTTTCAATTTGTTCATCATTTAGATCATTTAATCTAAATTCTTTCTTTATATCAGTCGCTGTTGATTGTAAGATTTCCTCTGAAGTAATTCCATTATTAGTATTAAGTGCTAATGAACTATCACCATCTTGTACTTCACCCCTAGCAATTGCATCATCAATAATTACCAATCTTTCATTTCCAGAACCTAAAGATATA